GTCGCGGTACGTATCCCTGAATACCGAAGTGATGGCCGGGGTGCGATTCCTCAAGGTTGTTAGCGGGTCGAGCGAAGCGGCAGCAAGAACGATCAGCGTCATAAGCGGGGAACTGTAAATGTCGGCGATCGGCGAAGCATTGCGAACCAAGCTACTAAGCTACTCGGCAGTATCTACGTTGATCGGGCAGCGTATGTATCCCGATGCCTTGGTACAGAATGCAACGCTTCCGGCTTGCCTTTACTACGTCACTTCGACCGAACGCGACAATCACCTACAGGGCCTCAGCAAGCTTGCACACGCACGATTTACCATCGAGTGCTACGCACTGACGCGAACCACGGCAAGTTCGATCAGTCGAGCTATCAGGGACACTGGAATCGATGCCTTTCGGGGCGTTGTCAGTTCGCACACTTTTTGCGGGATCGATTTTGATTCCGGCGATGAATACATGCAGGAGCCGCCAACAGACGGCAACCAGGAGCATCGTTACATAGTTTCGTTTGATATGCTTGTCCACTACAAGGAGCCTTAAACATGGCAGCGTTGACAGTTGCAGATACCGGACTCGGAGCGACAATTTCGGGGACCGGATTGGTTACTACTCAGGTTGTTTCGATCGGCGAAATGACGATCAGCGTCGACACGCTTGATATCACGAGCCTAGACACAGCCGGATTCGAGGCCCTTCGACCTTCGGACCTTCGGAAGAATCCAGAGGTTGACGTTGTGTTTAACTGGCTCGGAGCGGCTATTCCGATCACTACCGCGATGATTCCAACCTCGGAGCCTTACGCTGGAATTTCCGTTACGGTCACCCTCCCAGGGGCCGGATCGTTCCAGGGGACTGCTTTCGTCAAGGAAGTCAAGACGCCAAAGCTTGCCAAGGGCGAAGTAATGAGGGGCAGCTACAAACTGCAATTCGACGGCGCGACCGACGTTACATTTACCCCTGCCTAAGGAATGATCGAAGATGGTTTTTGAATTAAATCGCCAGCGAGGAATTTCGTTGGCTACTGGGATCGAGCTGGATTTGAATCAATGCCAAATTCGCGTTGGCGGTAAGCTTGTCGGCTATTTGCCGTTTGGTGAATCGCCTCAAATTCTAGCGATATTTGAATTCCCGCATGATGCCTTGACGGCCGACGAAATCGCATCGCTCGAAATGCAACTCGAAGCGATTCAGGGCTATCCGGCCAAGGTTCAGCCGCCTGAGCAAGTTTCGCGTACATTCGTCAAAGCGGCACTTGAAGCAATCGCACAAGCAAAGGACGAAGAGGACGATGAGTAACCAAGACGATTTCCTTGCACTTGCAAAGCGTGATTTGGCCGTCGAGCCGGTCACGGTCAAGGGTAAGCAGTATTTTATCCATGAGTTATCCGAATCGGATGCGGCTAACATGGAAGTCGAATTGCAGACCAAAAAGGGCTACGACTGGACGGCGCACCGGCGGGTGATGGTTGCCTATTGCCTTCGAGACGAATCAGGGCAGCGGGTTGTCACGGATCCAAATGTCCTCAAAGACCTCCCGCGTTCGGTTGTTGGTCCTCTTTACGATCAGTGCCTGGAAATCAACAAGTACGACCAGGGCGAAATCGAGGCCTTAGCAAAAAAATCAGAAAGAGCCGACGCCTGAAAGTGGCGTTTAGGCTCTGCCTGAAATGGGGAATCCAGGATCCGGCGGCGTGGATGCAAAGTCTACCCGCTGGGGCTCTTAACCAGTGGATGGCTTGGGACATGGTGGAACCGATGGGCGAAAAGTGGATGCAGACTGCGAAGCTCTTGGAAGCCCTCTATTTGCCCCTCTACGCACGCGCCGATGAAGAGCCGCCCGACGCATCGGATTTTATGCCGGATCGCTTCTACAGGCCCAAGGTTAGCGCAGCGTCGATTCTCAAGCGGTCGGCGGAATCCTGTAAGGCGATGGCGAACCAAGTGAAATCGATGTTCGGATTCGGAGGTAAATAGCTATGACGCAAACGATCAGCGTAGCCAATATCAAGGTGGGTCTCGACATTGAGCAACTGAAGAAAAACGGCGATTTCACGCGGACCGAACTTGCGTTTCTTGCTAGGACGGTTCGAGCGGCAGAAGATCCGTTTTTAAAGCTTGCGAGGGACATCGAAAAGCTAGACAGGGCTTTTGCTGCTAACGGCATGAGCGCGGCGACCTATAATTCCGCAGTAGATCAACTAGCCAAGAAACACGGCGTAGCGGCGATTTATGCCGATCGAGCGGCAGAGGCGAACCGAAGGCTTGCCGAATCGGAAAGAGTAGCAGCAGAGGCAGCTAAAGCCCAAGCAGCGGCAGAGGCTCAGTCAGCTAAACTCCTGTCCGAAAAGCAAGCCAAGATTGCCAGCTATCGAGCGGCGGCGATGTCTCGGCAGCAGATATTCTCCGAGATACCAGACCCGTTTAAGGGATGGGGCAACGTCGACGCAAAGACCCAGGGCGTTAATGGCCTTGCGGGGGCTCTTGCTAGGGTCGGCGCGGCAGGTCTTGCTATTGGGGCGGTAAAGGCTATCGCGGACCTCGGGCAAGCGGGGCTAAAGGTTGCGATGGCAAGGGAGCAAGTTCAAGCCCAATTGGAGGTACTGACAGGATCCGAAAAAGCGGCTCGAAAGCTCATCGATGCGACGATCGAACTAGATGCAAAATCGGCTCTGTCGGCTACTCAGTTTCAAGACTCATCGAAGGTGCTCTTGGGCTACGGGCTTAGCGTCTCGGAAGTGATTCCGTCGCTTAATAAGCTGTCCGAAATCTCGATGGGCAATAATGAAAAAATGCAGTCGCTTACGCTTGCATTCGGACAGGTGCGGGCCAACGGTCGGCTTATGGGCCAAGAAGTCTTGCAGATGGTCAACGCGGGATTCAACCCGCTACAGGAGATAAGCCGGACCACAGGCGAATCGATGGTTTCCCTGCGGGCTCGAATGGAAGCCGGGAAAGTATCCTTCGAGGAAGTCGCCAAGGCGATGGACACCGCGACAAGCGCGGGCGGTCGATTCGCGGGCATGAATGATAAGATGGCCGACACCACGGCGGTAAAGCTTGCCAAGCTCGATACGCACTATCAAAACTTTCTTGCGTCGATTGGGCGTGAAGTCGCTCCGGGCGTTAATAGGGCACTGGACCTAGTCAACAAGACCATCGAAGACACGCCGAAACGCGGGGAGGCTATGGCGGGCTGGTGGATGACCCTAACGGGCAACGCGAACCAATACTACCGACAGATTGAAGCGGCCAACAAAGCCAAAAAGGATGCTGAGGATCTAGACAAAAAAGCGGTGGCAGCCGAAGAGGCCAAGGCTAAGCTAGCCAAGCAGCGGGCCGACGAAGAGCAGCGGGCGGTAAAGGCTCAGCAAGACCGGATCGACGCGGACAATAAGCGAATCGATTCAGAGCGGTCGGCGTTCCAAAACATGATTAAGCAAGCAACCGAAGAGCGACGCAAAGCGGCTTTTGGATCCGATGCCGAGGGGTTCAAGAAATCAAAACTCATGGATGATACTTTCGGCATGAGCGAGGGCGAAAGGATGCAAGCCCAAGCGGCTTTGATGGACATGGACGAAACGCGGCGGCTCAACGAATTGAATGCGGCTCACGCAAGCATCGAAGCGGCCAACAAGGAGCTAGCGATTCAAAAGCAGGTCGCAGCCATGAAGGATAAGAATTTCCTAGCCTCGGACTCACTGCGAAAAGAATACGCCGAGCTAGATGAAATGTTTCGGCGGCAATTGCGCGAAGCGGGCGACAACGAGAAACAAAAAGAGGGTATCCGCAAGCGGGCAGCACTGGCAGAGCAATCTATTTTTGCACGCTCGGACTTTGCGACGATGCAGCAAAACAAAGACGCATCAAAGCGTTTCGACCCATCGGCAGACATCGCCAAAAACATTGCCCCTGCACTCAAGGCCGGATCTAAAGAGGCCTTTGCGTTTCTGCTTAATCAGCGAACCGACGCAGCGGAAAAAGCAGAGCGGAAAAAATACCAGGATCAAATGCTGCTTGAGGCTCGAAAGGCTAACGAACTTGCATTGACAGCACCAAGATTAGCGGGGGCAAGGTAATGGCTAACGAATTGGTCGGCGCGGAACTTCGCAAAGGGTCCGGCTTTGCCCGCAAGGGGCAAGGCTTTCAGCTCATCCTCGGCGAAACTTGGAACTACAGGGTAAAGACCGATCAAGTTACCAGCAACCGCCAAAGCATTCTTTACGATACGCCTGGTCTCCCTCGGGCGGGATTGCTCTACGGGCCATTGGGCTTGATTTGCGATAGCGTGGACTGCGATCGCGAAGAAAAGCACGCTCTTTACTGGCTGGTAACGGCTAGATTCCAAACAGGGACGGAAGAACAAAAGCAGAACAGCGAAGCCAATCCAGACCCGGCAACTTGGGTCCCAGTATTCAAAATTGATTCCTTTGTGACCAAAGAAAAGGTTCTTGCTAAAGATCGATCTACGCCTGCTAAATACCCAGTCAATTCAGCCGGTACGCCATTCGACCAACCGCTAACCGATACATCGAGCTTCTGCCAATTCTCTTTCGTGCAGTTCGACGACCCGGGGCTAAAACTCAAGGATTTTCTCGACCGAAACGACATTGTAAACACCTCGGCGTTCACGGCTTTGGGGCAGACGTTTGCGGCTAGAACCCTACTCCTAGAAGTCCAAGAGGCCGAATTAGGCTCGTATGCGGGCTATGCGGCATGGCGGGCAAAGTACAAGGTGACTTATGACCCTGACACGCACGATGAAAAGCGGGCCGACATTGGACCATTCTACAAGTCGGGCGGGCAGACGCTTCGGTACATGGACTCGACCAACACTTTCCCGATGGTAGGTCCGCTCAACGGATCAGGGGCAAAAGCAACCGATCCAGCCGAGTTGGTTTTTCGGTGCAAAAAGGAAGTCGAATTCTCCACCATAATCAGGACTTCCTAGATGAGCGACACAACGCTTTACGCTTTCAACAATGCGGATAGCCAAGCCTTGCTCGGCATGATCGGAGCGACGAAGCCAAGCGGCTCTATTAGTTCGGATTTGGTATCCAATGCGGATATTATTTTGGCTGTGGCTACGTCGAATATCACGGCTAGGGCAGGAACCACGTTGGGCGTAGGGACGGCAGCGGCAAAGCAGATTTCAGATGCTAGGGTATTGTCAAATCTTTTCGGGTCGGACATCGAAGTTTTGAATGCTGGATCGGCAATTGCCAACGGGGCTAGTCTGATTTGCTTTCGGGTTGGCAATCGCTGGATTGCAGTGGAGATTTGCTAAATGGGATGCTTCGGTAAATGCG